CTTTGTCGCGACGCCGACGTGCCCTTGCTGCTTCTCGAGGCTCTCGATCTTGCCCTCGAGGGTCTCGACGCTCGCGGTGTCGTCCTCGACGACCTCGCGCAGGTGCACGTAGCCGGCGATCGCCGGCCCGAGGATCCCGTCGGTGACGGTCGCGAAGGTGAGGTTTTCCTTTCGGAGTTCGACGATCGACCCGGTGAGCGAGGTTTTCGCGTCGATGGCGGCCTCGGTGGCCTTGATCTCCTCGTCGAGGGCGTTGCGGCTCGCGCCGAAGACCGCAGCGGCCTCGTCGCGGGCCTCGACCTGGCGCAGCGTCGCCTCGCTGGCGCGACCTTCGGCGACCGCGAGACGAAGCGCGGCGACCTCGGTGCGGTGGTGGGCGTCGGTGAGGGTGTCGGCGACCTCGGCGGCCCGCTCAATCCGAGCGTTAGCCTCGTCGATCTCGGCCTCGAGCAGCTCGAAGGCGTGCGCGCCGAGAGCGACGGCGCCGCCGACGACGCCCATCGACGCGACCAGGCCCGGCCCGAACAAGCCGACGGCGTCGGTTGCGCCCTCGATCCCGTCGGCGGTGTCCTCGAAGACGGTCAGCAGCTCGGCGACCTCGGGGGACATCTGCCCGACCACGCCGCGGAGCTTGGCGACGGCGCTCGCGCTGTCACCCGACTCCTTGCCGAGCTTCTCGAGCCCCTTGGCGCCCTCCTTGCCGGCCTTGTTCGTCGTCTTGCCGGCCTTGTGCGCGGCTTTCGCGATGGCGTCGAAGTCGCCCTCGGCGGCTTTCGCCATCTTGTCGAGCTGGCCCTCGACGGCGCGCGCCATCTTCGCGGCTTCCTCTTCTCCGATGCCGGGGAGCTTGCGGAACTCCGCGACCAGGTCGCCGAGGTCGGCGCCGGCGGTGACGACAAAGTCAGCGGCCATGGAACACCCCCGCGAGCTCGCGGTCGAGGTCGGCGTAGGCTGTGCGCCATGGCGTTTCGATCAAGGTCGTCCAGGCATGGCGACCGCGCGAGACGATGAAGCCGGTATACCGAGCGCTCGAGGAGCCGCGGAGCACGACGAGGAAGCCTCGACGGCGCACCTCGAGGTCGAGGCCCCTCGCGCTGCTCCCGGTCTTTCGAGGCCAGGCCCGCACGCCGCGAGCCATGACGCCGGCGCCCTTGTCGACGGTGACGGCGAGGGCGCGCTCGGCGAGGCGCTCGAGGCGCGCGACGGCCTGGTCGAGGCCCGTCGCTCGGAGCGTGAACCTCAAGATCCCCCCCTCTCGCGCCATCGGCGCATGACGCGGTTCTCAGCGGGCGCCGACGCTCGAGGCGCGGGCGCCGCCGTAGTCGAGGGGCGCTCGCTCAGTCGCACGTCGTGGTCGATGGCGGTGATAGCGAGCTCCTCGTTTCTGTCGCGCTCGGGTAGGTTTCTCCAGAATTTCCAATCGCAGGGGCGCCCGAGACGGGCGAGTGTCCGCCGGGTCAGGAGGTCGATCCGCCCTCGCCGGCTTCTGAAAAACCCTGCGCCTCTGCTGCCCCCGCGCTCTCGAAAGGCGTCGTGATCGCGAGGCGCATCGCCTCGACGGCCGCATCGGTGCAGCCGTCGATCGCGAACCCTCGAGCGTGCAAGTCCTGCAGGACGAGCCCGCCGTACTCGAGCACGTCGTAGCGATACGGAACCTTCGGCCGGTTCTTGCAGTGCGGATCCCAACACAGCCCGAGCGCCGCGAACATCGCCCGATAGGGCGCTTTCTTGCGGGCGACCTCGAGCTCGAGCCGGTCGGCCAGGCTCGGAGGCGGCGCGATGCGCACCTCGACGGGCGCAGCGCCAGGGGCGCGCGCAGGCAGAGAGACCGTCTGGTGTCCGTTCGTCGCCATCAGCTCGGGGTCACCGCGCCGGTGACGCGAAGGTTGAAGCTGTGCGTGCAGGGCTTGCCGGGGGAGAAGTCGTAGCTTTCGCACACGACGTCCTCACAGAGGTACTGATCCGCAACAGCGGCGGCGGCGTCGAGGAACTCGATCAGCACGTCGAACACGAGGCCGTCGGCGTCGGTGTCCGTCGAGGTCAGACCCGTGTAAGGCCCGTCCTCGTTGATCCAGTGGCCCGGAGCGGTCGCCGCGGCGTCGAAGTCGTCCTCGTCGTGCACGACGGAAAACGAGATCGTCGGGTCGACCCGGTTGCCGTGCCGGCGGGAATGGTTCGCGCCGCGCACCTGGACGATGACCCACTCCTTGAGCTCGTCTCGGAGCCCCTGCAGCGCGACGTCGCCCATCTGCCCGGAAATGACGAGGCTCGCGGGGGTGCCAGCGCCGTCCTTGAAAGTGACTCGGATGTCGTTGTCGAGGTAGCTACGCGCCATGCGTCACTCCTTGGGGGAATCGACGGCGGCGCCGTCCGGTGGTGGAATCGGAAGAGAGTCGGCCTCGCGGCGCAGCTCGGCGGCGAGCGCGCGGCGGACGGCGGGCTGCACTGCAGCGTCGAGGGCCTCGACGGCCCGACGCAGCTTGACCGGCGTCAAGTCGCGCCAGGTCGGCAGGTTCGCGTCGAGCACGCTCACGGGCTCACGCTCAGATCGTCGCGGTAGTACACGTCGAAGGCGTCGTCGAAAATGAGGAACTCTCCCGACCCGGCGTCGCTGCGCCGGTTGCTCTCGACGAACACGATCCCGTCGACGCCCGAGAGCGTCGTCGCGGCCCGCTTGACCGTCCGGACGAGCTTCGCGTGCTCGCCGAGCGCGGTGCGGTAGGCGGCCTTCTGACCGTCGGCGGTGAGCGCGTGAGCCCAGCGGACGACCATCCGACCGCGCATGAGCGTCGCGTGGTCGCTGCGCTGGCGGCCCGACCCGAGCGCAGTGCCCTCGAGGGCCGTCGTGCGCGCCGTGCCGATGGCGTAGTGCAGGTGCTTCGCACCTCGCGACGCCTTGCCGAACTGGTCGAAGACTGCGCCGCTCTCGGTCCAGGCCGAGAGGTCCGTGCCGATCTGCGTCGCGACGCCGGCCTCGATGGTCGAAGTAGGCACCGCTACACCCCGACCCAGAGAGGCGGCTCAGCTCCGACCTTGCCGTCGTCGGGGATCCCGTCCTCGTCGGCGTCATACTCGAAGGTCACCTCGGCCCATGCGGCGTCGTAGAGGCGCCGGTGCTGCTGAGCGAGCTCGGAGTAGGCGGGGTTCAACTGCGTCGACGCAGCACCGAACGCGAGCGCGAGGGCGAGCTCGCGGTGCGGGTCGTTGAGGGCGGACGGCTGCAGGATGAGCTCGGGCCGACGGCCTCGGTTGATCAGTCGCCGAGTGATCTCCTCCCATGCTTCGTCGATGAAGTCCTCGAGGTGCGACAGGCTCGAGAACAGCGCATCGGACGCGGAGGGGTCGAGCTGGGGATACCGGCGGTACAGCTCGAGCGAGACGAGGCTCGGCGCCTGCAGGTAGCGGCAGAGGTGCGCGTTGTTGACGAAGACCCGGTCGGCGCTCGAGATCGTTAGCTCCCACTTCACGAGCCAGTGATCCGACAGGCTTTCGCCGGTGGTCTTGCTCCCGAGCACCGTGATCTCGGCGATGCTCGAGGAGATCGAGATCGTGCCCGACTGCACCGAGTTTCCGGCGTGGTCGAGCACGTCGTAGGTGTCGGAGGCGTCGGGCGCGACGAGGGCGCCCGCGTCGTACACCGGGCACCGGATCACGGTGTCGACGCCGCGCTCGATCATGTGCGCGTGCGGGAACCTGGCGGTGACCGGCGAGACGAGGGCCACGGTCGGCTACTCCTGCGACCGCGGGGTGAGCTTCGGCGCGCTCTTGCGGCGAGGCTTCGGAGCGCCCTTGTTCTTGCGCAGGTAGACCTCGACGGCCTTGACGCGCTGCTCGCCGGCCTCGACCCGGAAGACCTCGCCCGGCGCCTTGAAGGCCCGGTTGCGCGCATCGCGGAGGGCATCCTGCTCGTCCTTGAGCAGCACCGCGACCGTGTGCGGCGAGGGCGGGCTCATGTGCTCCCAGCCGTCATCGGACGCGAGCCACTTCACCCACTCGACGAAAGCGACCATGTTGACTTCGATGTGCTCGGAGCCCGCATAGGGGGTCTCCCACATCGCGTAGTAGCCGCTAGGCCCGCGGTCCTCGGTCCCGTCGTCGACCATGTAGCTCTCGCCGGTCGGCGTCATCGTCCAGGGGATCCGGCGCACGCCGGCCTCGCCGAGCTTCTTGTCGAGGTGCGTCAGCTCCCAGCGGCCCCTGTTGTCCCGCATGACACCGTTGACGCCCGGCAAGATCGTGATCTTGTAGACGAAAGGCAGCACCTCGCCCTCGCGAAGCAATGCCTTCGTCGGGTCGTAGGCATAGGCGAACATCGGGCGGTAGCGCAGCGACCGGGTCGGTGCTTCGCGGACCGCGTCGACCTGCTCGAGGGGTGCGGCGTTTCTGAGCTTCATGGCTGCTTTTCTCCTGCTCTATGGGAATCGCTAAGGGGGGTGACCGCGGGCAGGAGGTTCGCAGTCACCCCCCCGCCGATCACATCCCCGAGAGGACCTGCGCGATCGCGCCCTGCTGACCGATGGTCGCGGCGAGCCAGCTCGAGGAGACCCAGCGGGTGATCCCCTTGCCGGGGGTCCGCTTGCGCTCGAGGAGCACCTTTCCGAGCTTGACCACGTCGGGGTGACCGTCGGGGGCCTGCACCGTCATGTCGGCCCAGGTCATGCCGCCCGCGGCGAAGATGACGTTGAGGTAGTCGGTCGAGTCGTCGGTGACGCGGTCGGACGAGTAGATGTCGATGTCGCCCATGCTGCCGACGTACCCAGCGTTGACGGCGAGAGCCATCGCCTGCGCCGCGGGGGTGTACTGCAGCGCGCCGCCGGCGTTGTCGCTGATGTCCGCGATCAGCTCGTCGGCGGCCTGGGGCTTGAGGATCGCGAGCTTGCGGCCGCGGGCCTTGCCCTGGTTGATCGCAGCACCGGCGCTCCGCAGAGCCGACCAGGTGAGCGCCGTAGCCGTCGTGCCCTTGATCGTGGTCGCGCTGGCGCCGGCCGCGGCGATCAGCGCGATGAGGCGCTGCGCGTGCGAGATCGCGGCGTCGAGGGCGAGCAGCTCGGGGGTGAGCCCGGATCCGACGGACATCGCGCCGTCACCGAAGGTGCGGCTGAGGACCTGACGCGCGGGGGTGAGCGTGACGCTCGCATCCGTCCAGGTCGCATCGGTGCTGTCGGTGTCGACCGCGACGGCGCTCGGCACGTCGTAGCCCATGAGCCCGGCCTGCGGGATCTTCTTGACGAGGCTCTCGGCGCCGTTGGAATCGCCCGCGTAGAAGAGGGCGGGGTGCATGAGCACGCTCTGCTCGCGGTCGGCGAGGAGCATCTGCAGTTCAGTCGCCAGCGCTTCCGCGGTGACGAGGTCGGCGATTGAGGCGTAGGTAGCAGTGGCCACGGGGATTTCTCCGGGGGGGTGTCAGCGGGGGCCTGACAAGCCGTGACGTGGCGATCCGAGCGGCCGAGCGGTGTGTGGTGGGGTACGCGCGCCGGGTCGGGGCAGCACGGGGATGACGCTCCCCGTGGGCGGGAGCTGACCCTCGCCGGTGTGCGTGTGCGTTGACTGTTACGCGCCGACGAGGTCGATCGGCTCATCGCGACGCGGCGAGCACTCTCGGCTTGAGCGCTTTCCACTCCGACCAGTCGCCCGACTTCGCGCAGCGGGCTCGCACCTGGCGGATGAGCTCGGGCGTCACTGGGTCGACGGCGGGGGTCTCAGGCGCCGGCGCCCTCGCCGGTGTCGGTGTCGGTGTCGGTGTTGGTGTCGGTGTCGTCGGCGCTGCAGGGGCGGGCGCGGTCTCGAAGTACGACGCGAGCCCTCGGGGGGCGTTGCTCGGGTCCTCGCGCATCGACGCGACCCAGGTCGGAAGATCGGGGGTGTCCTCGCCCTCGAGGCGACCGTGCAGGGCTCGAGCGATGGCGATGCCCTCGTCGTCGAGACCGTTGACGAGCAGTGCGCGCTCCTCGGCCCAGGTCGCCGCGGCGCTCTCGTGCGTCGTGCGCAGCTCCTCGAGCTGGGCGGTCGTGCCGGTGACCTCGGCGAGCTGCGCCTCGAGCTCGGCGATCTTCGCGGCGTGCTCCTTGCGAGCGCTGTTGACGGCGTCGAAGCGCTTGTAGGGGACCCGCTGGCCTTGCTCGAGGCCCTCGTCGAGGGGATCGGCGGCGGGCGGGGTGTCCGCGGGGGTGTCGGCCGCGGGCGTCGAGGGGGTCTCGTCTGACACGGGGGCTCCTGCTCTACACCGTGAACCGGCGCCGCGACTCCGCGATGCGGGCGAGGGCATCCTCGGCGGTGTCGCGGTCGACGCCGTGGAGCTCGACATACGCATCGACCGGGTCGAGCAGTCCTCGATCGACGAGCTGCGTCACCCGGTCGACCTCGGCTCGAGCTTCGTCGCCCGACTTCGGGATCGGGGCGTAGCGGAAAGCGAGCGCTGATGTGTCGAACTCGGCACCACCGACCCGGAACCACTCCGAGGCCGCGACGGCGAGCATTCCGCGGTCGGCGGGCTCGAAGATGGGCTCGAAGCGAGCAGCGGCCTCGCGCTGCGCCGACCGGTTGACCGCGAGGGCGTAGCCGCTGCGAGGGTCGCCGCTGATGCGCTCAACGTCGGCGGGGTTGAGGCCGGCCTGCGCAGCGACGCGGCGCTCGTAGGCGTGGATCGCGCGCAGCGTCACCTCGGGATCCATCGCCGCGGCATCCTGCCAGTGAGAGATCGCCTGTCCTTCCTCGCGGGCCTCCCACTGCAGGACAATCGCGGAGTCAGCGACGGCGGTGTTCTCGTCGCCGACGTTGACAAGGCGCCCGTTCGCGACGTTCCTCTGAGGCCAGCACCCCGAGCGCATCCCGTGCCGCCACATCGTAGTCAGCACCGAGACGTTGAGATTGCCCTCCCACACCTCGAGGCGCTCGAAGGCCCCGAACATGCGCGCCCGGCGGCGTGCGTGGTACGCGCCGTAAGGCACGATCGGCTCGCCGGTGACCGGGTGTCGCCAGGTGTAGGCGTCGCCCTCGAGCACGCCGCGGGTGTCGAAGCGCGCAGTGCACTCCTTGCCGTCGCGGTCTTCGATGTGGAAACGGGGCGCCTTGCCGCCGACGTCGTAGACCTCGCGCACCCACTCGGTATCGCCGCCGTCCAGGGGCGAGAGCAGTCGGCTCTCGGCGAGGTAGACCGGCACATCGGGAGCGCTCGCCGTGCCTCGGGCGTCGACGTATTGCGGCTGCACCATTCGGAAGGTCAGCTCGGCGCCGTGCTCGGTCGTGTGCCCCTCGGGCCGCATGAAGCCGTCGCGGAGGGCGAGGACGTCGCTCTGCCAGCCGGGGAGCATCGCGAATAGACCGGCCTCGTCGAGGGCGGCCTCGAAGGCATACGCGGCTGCGCTGTCATCGGCGACCAGGGTCGGGCGCCGGTCGTAGAGGGTGGCCTGAGCCTCGTAGGCGGACCGAGCGACCGAGCACGTCAGGTCTGGCTCCCCCCACTTGTCAGCGCGAGCGCTCCCGACCTGGAGCTCGATCTGACGCTTGACGTCGGCGGCGTGCAGGCCCGCGAGGATGCGAGCCCGGAGCGCCGAGTGATCCATGCGGCGGGCGACGCCCGGATCTCGAGGCGCAGGAGGTCCAAGGTTCGTCACGTCGAGAGATACGCGCAGCGACCGGGGATCGGCTCATGCGACGTAGAGAGTCGGCCCGCCGCTCTGGCGGAACTGACCACGCCGGATCCAGGGGTCGAGCGAGTAGCGCGCGGCGTCGATGAGGTGCGCGTGCGGGTCGTTGTGCCCGCCCCTGTAGTTTTCTACGGCCTCGATGAACCCCTTACAGCGGGGGTTGACGTTGAAGTGACCAGGTCGAAGCATCGCGCGGTGGATCCACTGCAGCCCCCGATAGACCGAGCCGCGAGGGCCTGCGCCTCGCCCGGTCTTCGCCTGGCGCAACGGCGGCGAGAGCGCCTCGCGGCTCCCGAGCTTGAGCTCGCGCACGATCTCGGCGGCGAGCTCGGCGTTGCTCTTGCGCCCGACCCGGTTGCGGCGCCCGCCATAGTGCGGGATGTCGCCCGTCGCGCAGGTGAGCTGTGACCACTCGAGGTTCCAGCGCTCGAGCAGCGCGATGATCTCTCGGGCGTCGTCCTCGGGCGCGCTGTTCGCGGGAGCCCTGTACTCGTCGAGAGCCCACACTCGCGGGTATGTCCCCGAGTCGTCGACGGCCCAGAGCATCGCGGTCTCTGCGAAGTCGAGCGAGCCGTGATCGCAGCCGAGCGCGAGCTTGATCGGCCCGTCGGGGTGAATGTCACCTTGCGGCATGTCCGCGCTGACGTGCTCGGCACGGCGCCATCCGCCGAGGACTGCGTCGACGGTGAGGGTGTCCCATGCGCCGTCGAGGATGACGGGGGCATAGGCGGGGAGCACCGAGGCGCGCTGCTCGTCGATCCAGGCTTGATCGTACGGGGTGCCCTCGGGGTCGACCCGCACCGAGCCATCCTCGAACGTGAAAGCCTCGGGAGTCATCGGGACGTGGTGATCCTCGATGATGCCGCGCTCTACGAGCTCGCGGAGCCAGTCCAGGTCACCACCGGGGGCATTCACCGGCGTCATGCTGATCGTCAGCGATCCGGCCCGCGAGATCACTCGTCGCTCGAGCTCGCGGTAGTCCTCGGCCGCGCACGGCTCGTCGATGAGGATGTGATCGAGCTCGTCGCCCGCGAACGCCGACGGCCCCTGTCTGGTCGTCCGGAAGCCGATCGTGCACGCGTTGTCCAGGACGAGGGTCGGGGAGTCTTTCCCCCACCCTTTCGAGGCGTACCAGTTGGGCGCCTCGACGATGCGCGAGTCGGGGAGGAACAAGCGCAGGTGCCGCATGAGCGGGAGCGCCTGGCGCCAGGTGACGCACACGATCCACTGATCGGTCCGGCGCCATGGCTTGCCGAGGTAGCGGTGATCTCCGAGGGCGCGCTCGGCGACGTCGCCGACGGCCGCGAAGCTCTTGCCGACCCGGTTGCCCGCGCGAAACAGCTTCCGTTTGTGCGTCGCGCGGAGGAACGCCCCTTGCGGGTGCGTCCACTTCACGTATTCGAGGGGGTGATCCGCTACGTGAGCCTGTAGCGTCCGGATTCGGCGGAGGGCTCCGAGCAGACTGTCGCGCGTCTGCACCGGCTACCGCAGCACAAGCCAGTCGAGGGCGCTCTCGCAGGTGAGGCGCGTCGTGGTGTCGCCGAGTTGGTAGCCGACGTCGCTGACACGGCGCACGAGGACCCCTGCGACGACGCCTGAGCCACCGACCCGGATGCGCAGCAGCTCGGCGCGCAGAGCTGGGCGTCGCCGCTCTCGGGCGGCCTGGCGGGCTTGAGCGACGGCGGCGGGGGTCATGCGGCCTGCAGCGCCTTCGAGGCCCGCTTGACGATGCTCCGAGCCGATCGAATTGGGAGCGCGACCAGGGTCGAGACGATGAGGTCACCGACGATCTTGTGCGGGAGCGAGACGAGGGCCTCGCCGATGAACGCGACGAGCTCGGGCTCGCTGAGGTGCGCCAGGCGCGCGGCCTCGAGCGCTTCCTCGCGCGCTCGGCGCTGCTCGACGAGCTCGGCCTCGAGCTTGAGCAGCGCGGCGACGGCCTGCCCTTTCGCGCTCATGCGCCGCTTTCGGGTGTCGACGAGCAGCTCGTCGAGGTGCTCGTCGTAGGCGGGGAGCGTCGCCGCGGCCTTGAGCGCCCGGTGCTCCTCGAGGCGCTCGCGGACCTCGAGCGCGGTGGTCTTCGCGCGGACGGCGGCCTGATAGCTGCCCTGGACGAAGGCTTCCTCGGCGATCTCCTCGAGCTGACCGAGCGCGTCGACGAGGTAGCTCTCGTCGCGGCACTTCGCGTGCTTCACGTCGCGGAGCTTGCGGAGCGTGGTCCGGACGGTGGTCCTCATTGGTCGGCACCCGTCAGGACCCGACGTCCACGACTGCGACCGTCGCTGTTCCTCGCGACCTGGTCGGCGTCGAGCAGCAGCGCGAGCCACGTCAGGATGTAGGGGCCTGCAGCGATTCGCACTGGCGAGCGGAACCTCGGGATCACCGGCGGCCTCGACCCTGGCCTGCGCGGCGGGCCTTGCGCTTGCGCTTGCGCTCGGCCTGCGCCTTGCGCTTGGTGCGGCGCCCGAAGTTGGGCACCCCCCCGTCGTTGCGCACTTCGATGGCGCCGCGAGGGCGCGGCATCGGCGGCCCTTCGAGCATATCGACCTCGGCGAGGTAGTCGGCGTCGCGCCCGGCACCCCCCATCGCTGATAGAAGCATTGCGAGAAGCATCAGATACAGACCTCCTTCCGTTTCGTCACACTGGCAAACGAAACTTCGGCGCGCGCGCACATCGACAGGGCACACTCCCACCCCCCTTTTTTGACCTCTTTACACGCACTTACGTCGCAGCGATTCGCGATAGTTGTGACAGCCGGAGGAAATGAGGGGCGCGACGTCGCCTCTTGAGTGCACGGAACGGAGACCATCGGGGGACAATGGCGGGCGACGTCGGCCCCTCGGGGGAGCTTCCTCTGCTGCTGAGCGGGGATGGGAGCGAACACTGCTACTGCTACGGGGTGGGGGGCTCGATCGGCTCATCGCGTCGGGTGCCGCGCAGCTCGGCGAGGTCGTCTTCGGCGCGGGCTCCGAGACGGTGTAGGCGAGCGACCTCGGCCTCGAGGGCCTCGACTCGGTGCAGGGTTCCGAGGTCGCCGCGGTCAAGCTGCGTCCACGCGGCGTGGATCTCCTTGCAGGCGTCGAACGTGATCTGCGACACGCCGGACGGCGGATCGGCGATGAACGCGACGACCTCGCCGATAGGCGGGATGAACGCGAACGTGACGCGACCCGGCTGCGGACCGTACTGCATCCTCACGAGGGCGCCGAGGTCGAGCACGTCGACGTCGCCGTTGTCCAGGTCGTGCACCATGGTGCGCCCGTCGAGGCGCCATGTACCGGTCATTCCGAGACCCTCGGATCGGGGTGCCTGGCGTAGTAGGCGTGCGCGGTCTCGCCGGTGTCCGCGTCGATGCGCTCGAGGGACAGTTCGGCCGGAAAGTCGTCGCCTCGGTCAGCCGGGTGTCGCCCGCCGGCGACGGCCCCCACCGTGATCGTGTAGAGGTCTTTCCCGGTCTCTGCGTCGTGTACCGTCATCGGGAGCACTCCCTTCGAGGCATACGACGAGAGAGGGCGGTGCTCCTCGAGCTGGGCGACGGCCCACTCGGCGTGGTTGCGTGAGCCGGGCTCGAAGCCGAGCGCGACGAGGCGGTCAAGTAGGGCGGGAGTCAAGCGGCCTCCGATAAGGCTGTGCGCACCGCGGCAAGGGCTCGCGATGCTGTTGCGGGTGAGACGTCGAGGGCCTGCGCGACCTCGCTGCGACTGAGCCCGCCGGCCGCGAGGGCGACGACGGGGAGCCAGCGAGGCGGCAAGCCGTGCTCGAGGGCAGTCGCCTCGAGGCGATCGAGGGCGCTGCGATAGGACGCGAGGCGAGGAACAGCGACGGCCTCGAGGGCCACGTCGACCAGGTCGTCGCCGCGGCGGGTGCCGGGGAGCTCGCGACGGCGTCGCAGTAGCGAGAGCACCGTGCAATCGGTGACGCACCTCACATAGGCGCGGACCGAGCCCCTCGTCGGGTCGTAGGCGCTGCGTCGGTGCTGGCGCTCGACGAGGGCCACGGCGACATCCTGCACGGCGTCGTCGACGGCGATGCCCGCCGAGGTGAGCGCGCGAGCCCAGCGACGCACGAGCACGACGAGGGTCGGGTACACCGAGACCAGGTCGAGGGCCTGCGCGTTCATCGACGGCCCCCATCGCCGGGGTTGCCGGCCCACTCGTCACCGGCGAGGGGCTCGCCCGCGGTGGTGCCCTTGTCGCGCCGACCACTAAGACCGAGCCGCTCTTGCAGGCTCGCGCGATACTTGCGCACCTCGGCCTCGCGGGCCTCGCGGCCTCGTAGACGTCGCGACTCGTAGACGGTCCCCATGTGGTCGGCGACGCTGCTCATCAGAACGGCCTCGCTGCTGCGATACGTCGACGCAGGAGGTCACGCACGACAGTCGCCCACCCCTCGGGCGGCATGGCTCGGGCGCTGCACACGCCGGAGCGCAGCGCCTCGAGGGCGATGCTCGCCTCGCCTGGCGCAGCTCGGCCCGATCGACCTTGCCACTCGCGCCAGCGGTCGGCGAGGCCCCCGTAACCCGGTGCCCATGGCACGACGAAGCGCTCGCCCCTGACGGACAGCGCGAGGAACGTCACCGTGCCGCACTTGTGCGCCTGGTCGAGGGCGTCGGCCTGGGCGGGGCTCAGGTCGTCGAAGCTCCACCGGCGGCCCGTCGTCGACTTCGCGTCGAACTTGACCGCGTAGGCGTACCCCGCGAGCTTGACGCCGCCTGAGAAGTCAGGCTCGCCCGTCGAGGTCGGCTGAGCCACGTAGCGGCCTCGAGGTAGCTTGAGCTTCGTCCTCAGTCGGATGTGCGCGGGGTGCCGCTTGACGATGTCGGCCTCGCCTCGCGCGGCGTAGCCCGCGTGCCAGCGCTCGAGCAGCTCCTCGAAGACCTTGCCCCGGTTGGCGTGCGAGGTCATGCCCGCCCCTGAGCGGCGAGGTGCGCCCGCATCGCGTCGTAGATCCGCCACCCTTCGACCGCGCCCTCGGCGTCGAGGTGCACCGCGACGGCCTCGAGGGTCTGCAGCTCGGTGACCTCGGCGACCGTGAGCCGACCGAAGCACACCCGAGTGACTGCGAGCCGGTGGTCTCGGTGGATCATCACTGGCACATGGGCGGGCAGCCCTGCGACGCGGGCGGCGTGGGCGAGGTAGCCCTCGACGGCGCGAGCGCGGTCGTGGCTCATGCGGACACCTCGCCGACCAGGTCGAGCGCCGGCGGCACCTGCTGACCCGGAGTGATGACGACGACGCGACGCACGGCGAGGACCTCGGCGAGGTGCTCGAGGTGGTTCCCGGTGACCCACTTCGCAGTGATCTCGCAGTTGGCCTCGATGACCGCGTCGAAGCGGGAGCGCCGCAAGAGGCGCAGCGGTCGGAGCCAGATCGCCGCGGCCTGCACCCCTGCGAGCTCGTCGAGACGGTCGACGGCCCCCGCCCACACCTCGACGAGGTCGGGCGGGGTGTGGCGCACGCTCGGCGCCTGACGCTCGGCGCGCTGGGCGACGACCTCGTCGAACACCTCGGCGGCCTGGGCTCGCTGCGCTTCCCAGCGACGAGCCTCGTCGAGGCGAGCATCCCAGCGGGCCTGTCGGGCGAGGGTCGCCGGGTCGCGGCTACGGTCGACGCCGTCGGCCCACCCCTCGGCCCGGATGTCCCGAGCGAACAGACGGTGCGGACACTCCCGAGCTGCTCGAGCGACGAGGCGCACGTCGGCCTCGAAGGTGTCGAGGTCAGGACAGCCCAGCGCGACGAACAGCGCGAGCAGACCCCTCGTCGAGGTCTTTGCCGAGCGGAGCGCTACCGAGTCGGCCTCGACCTGGCGGATGTCCTCGACCAGGCGACACAGCAGCGACCCGAGAGCCTTGCGAGGTGTGCCCCGAGCGAGGCGAGCGGCCTTGAGCCACTGAGGGAGACCAGTTGTTGCGCTTTTGGAAACGACTGCAGAGCCCCCCTCGGGGGGTTGGGGGGTAGTGGTCGCTTCCTTGGTCGCTTCATGGTCGCTTCGGGTGTCGTCCACGACAGGGGCGGGTGTCACCGGTGACAGGGGTGGGGTGTCGTCCGCGACAGGGGTGTCACCAGTGACAGGGGTGTCGCCGGTGACGGGGGGTGACGCGTCAACCGAGGGGAGCGCAGCCCAGCGGATCCGGTAGCGAGTCGGGCGGCCTCGCAGCTCTCGCGCCTCGACGTACCCGGCGGCCTCGAGGGCTCGGAGGGCGCGCTGCACCGAGCGAGGCCCTCGACCCATGCGCGAGGCGATGGTCGCGACCGAGGGCCATGCCTCGTCTCGACCGTGCGCCATGAAGTCCGCCAGGTTGAGGAGCGCGAGCTGCTGCTCGAGGGGAAGCCCCGAGGTCAGGATCGCTCGGGTGCGGTCTTGTGGCTTCACGAGATCCATGCCTCCGATTTCCAATTCCAGACAAGGCGAGCGGGCAAGGTCTCGCGCCAGCGCTCAGGCCCGAGGAGCCAGATCCGATGTGCGGTCTGCATCGGGGTCTCTGCC